TCTATCAGCCTCTGCAATAACTAATTGAGCGCGTTCCATACTGCAACCAAATTTTAAAATTAATCTTCTAGCCAAGTTGTAGACCATGTACTCGTGAGCGTAATCAGGATAATCAATAGTATCATCTGCCGCATCAGCTATTTGGATTTTGCGCTCATAAGTAAAATTAATGACTGGAACCGCTGAACTGGGAGCATTCCAAAGATACATTATCCCGCCAACTTCACCGGCTATATCTTGCCTAGAATAATAAGCCTGAATTGGTGAGCCTTGCTGGTCCTTATTTGGTAAATTGAAGTAATCTTTTCTGCTTTCGTTATTAATTGGAATTTCGTAATCGTCGCCTTCTTTACGTCTTATACTGCCGTCACCTGGAGTTATTCTACTAATCGGCTTTAATGCTGGATTTGTGGCCGTGCTTGGCGTGTAGCTTCTTACTGCTGCGCCTGATTCAGTCGCCAAAGTAATTGGATCGTCAACAATAACATTTGCTCCAGTCGGCGTACCATTTACAGTTGTCCAAAAAATATCGTTATCACTTTGAACTATACCTATAACATCACCGTCACTAATTCCACTGATAGAGGTAACTGGGATAGTTAACGCGCTTGCTGCTGTATCTGCTGTTGTAGTAGTTTCATTGTAAGAGTTTACTGCATGAGTGCTTGAATCTCTAAAATCATAACTAGATTGACCAACTTTTAAAAATAACGTTCCTTCCGTCTCTGTCCAGAGGTGCATACCTTGTGTTTGAGACTGTTTCAATAGAGAATTTAATGATTCTTTAGAGCGCTCTATATGGTCACCGCTCAATGTTTCACCGTCGCCAACTGCCTCAATAAGCTCTAATGCTTCTTTGGCTATTTGATTAAGGGTTCTGCTATATGTATAAATGCCGCTAGTGCTCACGTTAACCCCTTAAAATGGTGTGAATGATTCTGCCGTTACTTCGTCTTCGCTTTGTGTTCTTACGTCGTTATATACTTTTTGTGGCTCTGGTGTTACCGGCCTATCTTGTGGCTGTCTAGGGTGCCAAGCATCGGGGAGGGTATAAAACCCCTCCCAACGTTTCAAGACTTGAGAGCGCTTGGTCTTGAATCCCGTGATATCGCAAATGGTATTGCTGTCATGTGCGCTAAAATCACATATATGCTTGTAACCTCTACCCATCAGATGGATTCGTTTTGCATAACAGTTAGTTGAATCTCTGCGCCAGAAGAGTAGCTGTTAACCACTAATCTTGATGCAGTTACATTCAATGTACCTTGAGCTAATAAATCAGCCGTTTTAGCTGTTAAAGCTGTTAAATCAAACCAAGAAGAATCGGCAGACGGATTACTTTTTAAGTGTATCTCGTCAAGCGTTTCCTGAACCGTGTAATCAATCGTACCAGTTACATCAACCGCAAAAGTAGCAGCTCCGTAGCTCCTGTAATTACATGGTATAGTTTTACTTACAACTTCATCAACTGTGCCTATATCAACCGTAGAGCCAGCAACAGGGCTTGCAATAGCTATTCTTGTAACAGTTAAAAAGTACTTAGTTGTTTCTATTGTAGCCGAAGCACCAGGACCGGCAATATCCTCTGTTTGAGCTATGCCGTCACTATCAGTACCAGTAATAGTGTAAGTTGCCCCTGTCTGGTCGTCCGCTCCTATATCAATAATACTTAATTGATGCGCTAGACCGTCAGCGCTAGTGAAAGCGCGCCCGGAAGTTAGAGCACCATCTAATGTTACTGTTGCACCTGCGCTAGAATTGCCATCTGCCAACCCGTCAGCGTCAACATCAGCAGGATCTATATCTAATAGATATGGTCTCATGGTCTACACTCCTACGAGTCTGCCGCTGGTAACAAGTAACCCGAAGCATCGATAACAGATGAACTATAGTTTTGATTAAATGAGAAATTAGTCCCAGCAGTCGCTACCAACTCGCCCGCCGTATCTCTCGACATAAATCCGTTTTCAGAAACAAAACCATTATTTGCTGTTGTGGTATCCGTTGAAATCGCTACAAAACTAGCCGCCGCTAAAGTTGCAAATTTGTTGCCCTCGATTAAAACGTTAGTTAAATCTTTACCAGTTAACGCCTCAACCAAGTGTAAAGCGTTAGCATTCAAATGATTAACTGCGTTATTTTTGACAACCAACCTATCTAAATCAGCCGCCGTTACTATGAAAGAGTCAATTGCGGTATCAACTGCAATACTAGTGCAACCCTCTACATGTAAACCATCAGCCGTGTTATCGGTTGTGCTTGATGCGTTGATAATGTCAACAAAGTTAAGGTTTGCACCTTCCTCAACAAACTCACAATTTAAAATCTTACAATTAGCTGCTGTCACATCAATTGCATTAGTTATATCAGCAAATGACGCTTCTAAAACTAAATTCATTAAAGTTACATTCGCCGCTGATACTGTGACCGCTGCCGCTGTCGCTGTGTCTAAAACAATTTTAGGTTTTAGTGAGCCGCTACCGATACCGATAATAGAAACGCCAGCAATATCACAAGCAATTCCACCATCAGTTGTTATTGTTTCGCTATGACCTGGCAATACAAAAATAACGTCGCCTCTACTAGCTGTACATTGACCAATAGCATAATCGATGGTTCTAAATGGTCGCTGGAAAGTCCCGCCGCCAGGCTGGTTTACACCTGCTACGCTTTGATTTTTGTCAAGCAACACATCGGCATTGCTAACAAAAAATACTTCACCTGGGTTAGTTAAAGTTAAGGGAACGTTGTTAATAGTTACCCCATCTTTAAACCCGTTCGGATAATTTGACATACTCATTAATTTTTCCTATGAACCCGCTTGGGGTCTGTTAAGAATGTTCATAGTTCAAGCCCCGCAAAAGCGAGGCTGTTCATTGCTACTGACCGCTACCGTAAGCCGCCCTTGGGTCCGTAAGACCATACGACTTATAGAACATACCTTTATGACGATAATTGCTAGTTCCAAAATCATTATCGGTATCGAAAGTATAATCCATTCGATTAAAGATTTTGAAACCATCATCCACATCAGTTTGTATGAACCACTCACTTGCGCTAGTGAATCGATGATTAACATGATAACCACCAGGGAAAATACCAGCTACAGGGTTAACCGTTGCAGTATTGGCAGTGTTAGGCTCAAAGCGAGACTCTAAAATCCGATCAGCTGTATATCTTAACTGACGCGGAATATGTAGCTTAGTTGCCTTAGCGTTAATCAAAAGCCCTGCACCGTCACGATAATCCTCAATTGCTATAGTAGCATCTTCCACCGCTGCTTGAGAAAGTGGAGTAAATACACTAAATCGATTAGAGAAAGTACCACCCTTACCAAGCAAATGCGCAGCACTAAACAGCGGCAAACCGTCGCCGATAGTGTCGCTATAAGCGTTATTGATTACATCTGCCGCCAATTGCTCGTCAGTATGAACTAATGAGCGTTTAAGCATTGTGCCAGCTTTTTGGATTAAGTCACGCTTCAAGTTGTTCATTTGAGCTTCCATTGTGATAATGGTCCCCAAAGCATAAACCGCGTGCGTATAAGTTGTCGCAAAATCTTGCTTCTCAGCGTCGTAACCAATTGATGCACCTTCTGGTTTAAGAGCTGCTAAGCCTGTACCTGACAAACTTACATCTACCTCATAGGCTTTTTCTGACCTCTCGACCGAGAAAATCTTACTATACTCTGGCGCATAATCTGCATATTCGATTGTAGCTACCGCATTAATGCCTTCCTGGAGCAATCTGGCTTCTGAGCCTTGTGATACTATACCAACCATGATTTATACTCCTGTCTGATTGAGGGCTTCTTGTGAAGCGTTAATTGAAACAACCCACTCTGCATTATCACCTAATGCATTATCTGGCGAGTCATAGATGTGGTGCAATCTAACATTGAGTGAACTGGTGTTCGCTGCTGATGTGCTATCCAACTCCATTCCAGATCCAGTAACATCAGATCCAGAGCCAACAATGACATTGCAGTTTAGTCCTGCTTCAGTTATTTCAATTGCGTTACCAACAGAATCTTCTTGGATTTTATAAAGTACATCTTGACCAAATAAAACATGACCTGTTCTAGCTTTTGAAGCTGGTCTAGTTAGTGGAGTGTTTAAAGTACCTTCATCGCTTGCGTCAATATCAAGAGATACAAGAACACCTATTGAAGCGTCGGCTGCTGCTGATTGTGCGACTACTGGAATTTTGCCTGTCGCGTCAACTGTGCCTGTTAGTTTTACTAAGTCACCAACATAAGCCGCTGTTGAGTCGCCTGCTGCGAAAGCTACACGGCGCATTTTACCGTGATAGTCGGCACCGCTTAGAGTGCCTATAGGTGTGAACCCATTTGGTTTGTCTGCGTTAGCCATATTTCGGCCTCCTATAAAAGTTAAAGTATTGTTTGTATTGCGCGCTCTTGACGCTTTACAGCTGACTGTTCTTCCAGGAGGCTATAATAAACTGTTAATTTTGCCTGCTTCGGCTAATTTGCATACATTATATCATACAATAAATCAAGATTAAACATCGTGAGTTAGCTCGCCACTTCTGACAGTTGATAACCCCGTCTCTCCGCCGCCTACATTCGGCGCATAAGTTTTTAATCCTTTAACATTGGACATAACTCTTGAATCTTCATCAATTCGACCGATACCCATTGCTTGCTTAATTTCTTCATTTCGTTTGCGTAATGGCTCTAGTTTATATTTGTCATAATCTTCTTTTGGCATGTAGAGCAAAAACATATCGACAGGTCTACCGTCTACAACCGAAACCGCAGGATAAATTTGATATTCAGTGTCTAGTCTGTCATTGATACCCTTGTATATTTTACCGGCTTTACTAACTCGCGGTACTGGCTTAGCGCCTAATGCCAGCCATCTGTCAACGTCTCCATCACTTAAAGCCCCAAACAGTTGCATGCCTCTGTAATCTTCCATTTGTTCATAATGACTTGTGTCAATTCTTAACTGCGGACCAATCGCCATTCTTGTTTTTTCAGCGTCTGTCATCTTATTAACAGTTGTTTGATTACCGATTGGTGCTCTTGATTCTCGTTTCTTAGACATGGTTACTCTCCTAGCACATTCTTTGCAAAAG